TCCTCGCCGTGCGCGCCGATGAAGACGAGGAATCCGACGAGGACGCCGAGGAGTCTGGCTCCGAAGACGCGGATCGCGCCGACAGCACCACTTCCCTGCGCGATGCACTGAAAGGTGCTGGCCGCAATTCCGCTTCACCGGTCGATTCCTACCGGGCACGCCAAGCGGAAGCCTGGAAGCGTCCCCTCACCGCCACTAAGTAAGGAGCACATCCATGGCTGTATCTTTCACCGCCACCACCGTCACCAACCCCGCAGGCGCCCAGGGAAGCTACCCGCTTCGCGAGGAAGCTGCCCACGAAGGCATGCTTGCTGACCTGCAGGCCTACGTCTCCCGCAGCTTCCGCAACCAGTCCGGTGCGGCTCTGCCTTTCGGAGCCCTGCTGGCCACCGACAACACCCCGACTTCCAACGACGCCCTGGCCGTCGACATCGCCGGCGCGGCGACCGGAATCGTGGGTATCGCCGTCTCCTCCATGACCATGGAAGGAGTTTCCGGCTCCTCGAGCTACACCCCCAACCCCACCCCTGTTGCCGCGGACGGCCGCGTCGGTTACCCCGACAAGCAAACCGTCAATGTGCTCTCCAAGGGTGTGATCTGGGTGTACACCGCCGAAGCCGTCGCCCTCGGTGACGCTGTGCGCGCCTTCATCGACGACCACAGCGACACTTTCGACAACGCCTACAAAGGCCGTTTCGGCAAAACCGCCGTCGCCAATCACACCGTGGCGATCGGTAATGCCCGCTGGCTGTCCGAAACCTCGGCTGCCGGACTGGCCCTGCTGGAGCTGGACATCCCGGCATCCACCTTCACCGCCGACACCTGATGGAGGCCCACCCCATGACCACCCAAATCCGTAACGACGAGGTCGGCGTGTTTCTCGCGCGCGAGCTGGAACAAATCCTGGCTCGCACGTTTGAAGTCGAATACGCCGACATCAAGTACAGCTCCCTGATCCCGATCTCCACCGAGGTCGGCTCTGGTGCTGACTCCTACACCTACCGAGTCTTCGACAAGCAGGGCTCGATGAAGGTGATCGGCGACAAAGCGCAGGATCTGCCTCGCGCTGACGTGCTCCGCAAGGAAGTGACCCACCCGGTTCGCTCCCTCGGCACGTCCTTCGCCTACACCATCCAGGAAACCCGCGCCGCCTCCATGGTGCCCGGCATGAATCTGGAGCAGCGCCGCGCCAACGCCGTGCGTCGCGCCTACGAAGAGAAAGTGCAGGAGATCGCCTACTTCGGCGACACCCCCTCCGGCATGAAGGGCTTCTTCAACAACGACCAGGTCGACAAGATCGTCCCCGATCACTGGTTCGACACGGCCGACGTCACCACCGACGAGATGCTGCAACTGCTCAACGAGGCACCCACCCGCCTCGTGCAGAACAGCAACATGAAGGAAATGCCCAACACGATGCTCGTTCCCTACAACGTGTATCGCGTCATCTCCACCACCCCGCGCAGCACCACCTCCGACACCACGGTGATGGAGTTCTTCCTGCGCACCAACCCGATGATCACCGCCATCGAGCCCATCAACGAGCTCGAGGCCTCCAAGTCAGGCAGCGCCCTGTCCAAGGATCGCATCGTGGTTTATGACCGCAGCCCGGACAAGCTGCAGCTGCACGTCCCGCAGCCCCTGGAGTTCCTGCCCCCGATTCGTCAGGCCCTGGAATTCAGCGTTGCCGCTCACGCCCGCATCGGCGGCCTGTCGCTCTACTACCCCAAGAGCGTCATGGTGCTCGAAAAGGCCTGATCCTTGATCACCTTTTCAATTCACGGTTGGCCCCTACCCAAATCTCGAAATGCTTCTCACGTATCGCCCCGAGCTCGATAACCCTCCGATGGCACCCGAAGCCACCCTTGGCTTCTCGTTCCTCCAAGAGGGCACGCAGGAGCCCAAGCACTACACGGTGGACGCCGGTGTCAACCGGAACTTCCCCGAGGACGTCTGGGCACGCATCCGCGACTACGAGGTGGTCCAACGCCTCCTGTCTCTTGGCGCCCTCAGCGTCGACGAAGACAGTGATTTCGTCGAAAGCGTCGCTCCTGCAGTCGAAAGCACCGACACCTTGAACAACATGCCCTTGCCCAAGGCGATGGCGCTGATCGAGGCGAGCTTCGACACCGAGCAACTCAAGCGCTGGGACGCCAAAGAGCACCGCATTCGCGCCAAAAACGCCATCGCGAAGCGGATTGAAGCCATCACCGAGGGCAACGGCTGATGGCAGTGCCCGACTCCGCCACTTTCCTGCTGCGATTCCCCGAGTTCGGTGAACTCAGCAGCGACGTGATCTCCGGGTCACTGGCGGAAGCGGGTCGCTCCTGCAGCACCACCGTCTGGGGCGACAGGCACACCGATGGAGTGAGCCAACTCGCAGCTCACATCCTTGCCACCAGGCAAGTCCAGATCGGTCTCCAAGTGGGCGCCCAAAGCGGCAACCCGCTTGGCACCGAACTCCAGGCCACGACCTACGGCCAGGAGTTCCGCCGCCTCCTCAGTTCATTGCCCCTCAGCGGATTTGCATTCTGACCATGTCGATCCCCGTCGCCACCATCGCTGCCTACGCCCCCTGGGGCAACGCTGAACTCGCCTTCAGCGTCGGCACCGGTGCGGCCACCGTCGACCCCGCGACCGGCAACTACGTCCAATCCACGGAAACCTTGGAATACCTGGCCGCGCTGGAAATCCAGCCTCCGTCCTGGGACGCCAAGCCCGGCGCCGACGTCACGGCCTACCAGTGCCGAGGCCGGCTGCTGAGCCCCAACCGTCTGGACAGTCGAGTCACCAACGGATCTCAAGCCGAAGCCACGATCAATGGCCTCAAAGGCCGCCTCGAGCTGACGTTCCCACTGAACATGGATCGCGCCGCCTACCGGGACATCCGGCAGGAAATCAGCGGCACCTTCCGCATTTCAGGAGGTCCGAACTGATGACCCAACGCAAATCCCAACTGAAGCAAGAGCTGCGCGCCGCCACCGAAAAGGCAGTTCGGCAGCTCTCCACCTGGCTGGACGCTCGCTTCACCGAAGAAATCTCCGCCGTGAAGTGGGACTACCCCACGCCACCCCAGATCCGGGACATCGTTGACACCGGGCGGCTCCGTGCAAGCCAAACACGCATCACGCAGCCCGACGGGACCATCACCTTCAGTTGGCCCGTCGACTACGCCCAACAAGTCCACGAGGGCGGAGTCAGCCTGTCTGGTTCTCGCTTCCCCGGTCGCCCCTGGACCAAAGCCCCCTTGGAGGAAGCCCCCGACCAATTCAGCGCCTTTCTTGAGCGCGCCATCCAGGAGGGCCGCTCATGATCGACACCTCGTGCCCAAGCGTCGTCGACCTCCGCCGCACGATCGAGACCCACATCCTCGGTTTATACGAGGCGGACGGCACCACCCTGCGCTCCGAGGCCACCTGGCCCGGCAAGTACACGCTGCCGAACGGCACCTCCATCCCTGCGGTGTACACCGTAGGCGCCCAGATGGTGCCCTCCGACTGGACGATTCAAGGCATCGAGTGCGTCATCGATGACGTCCCCGAGCCCGTCAACAACGGAATCGGGAGTGTGATTTCGATCGAGACCTGGCCGGTCCGCTTCACCAATTACGGCACATCCAAAGGCACAACCATGGGCAGCTCGCTGTTGGACATCCAACGCCGGCTCGCCCGCACCTTCCCCCGGGACCAAGTCACCTACATGGCCCGGACTGAGGCCACATACGAGGCCTTGACGGCACGCATCCGCGGGGCCGTTCTGAACCCCCCGATCCCTTAAGGAGTCCTTACCATGGCTGATTACGCCATCGGGCTGTCGTTCCACAAGGCTCACCGGACCCTCGTCCGTGCCGTGGATCTGACACCACCTTGCCGGTACTTCGCTGACCGCGATGACGCCGGTTTGATCACCCTGCCTACCCTCGACGCCGGCTCCGGCTACGTCGAACTGCAAGGCATCAGCAACACCACGTTCAACATCAACGACAACAACCAGGAGTTCCGCCTCCTGGGTGACGACGGCTGGGGCGATTCGGCCATCACCGGTTCTTCCGTGCAGGCTTCGGTCACCGCCTACTTCCTGAAGAACACCGAAGTCCCCGCAGGCCAGAACTGCCCGCAGTTCCGCGGTGACTACGAAGAGGGTTTCCGCCTCATCGAGAAAGCCCGCTACAACAAGGAATACGAGATCTACATCGAATTCCTCAAGGAGCTGGGCCAGTCCCAAGGCGCGACCGGCAACTGGATCTATGACTTCACCGGCTTCAATGCCGTGGTCATGAACTACAACGAGAACGTCACCGCCGAAGGCCTCACCGAAGTGTCCTTCGACCTGATGTCCCGCGGGCGCCCCGTGTTCGGCCGCTACGACGCAGGCGGCTCCAAGCTCAACTTCGGCGGTGTGGCCTCCACCCTGCTGTTCCTGACCGCCGGCACACGTCAAGCCGCCGTTGTCCCTGCAGACAACGCCTCCGGCATCGCCGTGGGCAGTGCCCCGACCGTGACCTACACCAGCGACGGCAGCTCCGCCCTCACCCAACTGGCACTGGGCACACCTTCCGGCGAAGGCTTCCGCCTGGAAGTCGCCGCTACCGGCGCACCTGTGCCTGCCACCGTGAGCCTGGATGCCAACGTCGTCACGATCACACCCGACGACGACCTCGACGCCGGTGTCATCCACCGCCTGCGTGTCGACGACGGCGCCATCAAACAAGCCCTCGATGGCTCCGGAGCGCCCTCCGCGACCGGCACTCTGTATCCCATCCAGGGCTTCACCAGCCTGTTCGCCACCAGCTGAATCAGACTGACACAGGGTCAACCAACCGCCCCGCCCATGCGGGGCTTTTTCATTCCATGAGCCAGCACGATTTGCTACTGGGTGTCGCGAACACCGTCTACGCCGTCGATTGTCACGTCGACAAAGACACGCTCCACTGCGGAGGCCTCTACATCGAGCCCGGCCTCGAACACAGCGTTATACGCCTATCGGATAACACCGCTAATATCGATGTAACCCTCCCGGACGAACTTCTCCACCAAGAAGAACCGATCCGTCTGTGGGGCACACACCTCGAGCTCACACAACCCCAATCATGAGCAAATACACAGGGCTCCTGTTTCCCGTCGAGAATTACCACGAGATCGGCCCTTCAGGTTCCCCATTTATCACGACCTCGTACCGGGAGAAGCTCGAGGCATTGAAGAAATTGCCCGTACCCAATCAAAAACGACGTACAAATCACTAAAACTGGCGCAACGCATCGCGAAAGCAAAGAAAATCCCAGTCAAAGAGGCCGTCGAGCTGATGTCCAAGGGCGCAGATGGCCCAGACCAAGACCTGCTCTACAACTACGCCGAGGAGCTCGATGCCCTCTCCACAGAAGGTCTTAGCCAAACCGACCAGATCGCAGAGTTCGCCACTCTCGCTCTGCGCTACCGCGGCGAAGTGAAGATGCCAGGCAGCGACACCTGGGACAAAACCACTGACTGGAGCGCCGAAGACACCAATACCATCCCCACGAAGATCTTGAAGCAGATCTTTGACTTCCTGCTCTGGGAGCGTGACGGCTGGCCGGAGGACCAAGCAAAAAACGACGAGAGCACAAAGAGCCCGACCCCGAAGAGCTCCTGAAGCAATGCGAAACCCAGCTGCGCGGCGCCCCGACGGACTGGGAAAGCATCTACATCCGCCTCCGGCTATCACCACTCAACACCGAGCTCGATGGTCACGCATTCGTTCGCACGCCGATCACGACCATCCGAAATCTCGTTCACGCCGCGGACAATTTCCAACAGCAACAGGCCAATCTGAATTCGTTCACCCAAGCCCTGCTGATTCAGCAGATCATCAGCATCGCCCACGGGATGAGCGGAAGCAAACGGCCCCCGCCGAAGACCGCGGTGAGCACGTTCTTGCCGTTCCCGGACTGGAAGCCCGAGCACGACCAACAAAGCAATAACGGCCCCTCTGAGCTGACCAAGCATGTGCTCGCAA